CCAGACCTTACGACACAAACTTTGTCGATAATCTAACAAAGCAGAATAAACAACCTTGGAATAATCCTGCTTTTGAACGTGCTATGCATAGAACAAGAGGGTTTGAAAGTGGTGATCCTCTAAACAATCACTTTAGTTCCAATAACACGAACGCATAAAAAAGCGGGGCATTTCTGCCCCGCCTCTCAATAATTATCTTGTAGAGTCTCAGTCCTCAGCCAACTTACGAAACATGGCCAAATCTTCGTCCTCGTCATCATCAGATGATGATGGTGCTGGCGTAAATACTGGCTTTGAATTTGTAAAAGGGACTTCTTCATCCTCCACAACTGGTGCTGGCTTACGAGCAACTGGTGCCTCGTCACCAAGACCGTTTACCTCGTCTAGGCGCTTCTTTAGTTCCTCATAGGTCTTGAAGTTCTTACGATCAACAATCTCCTTTAGAGAATACTCTGACTTCCAGACTGCTTCCATTTCGGAATCATCCTCTGATAGAGGTGCTGGAGCCAGAAACACCGATTCGTCATAATTAGGGAAACTTACGTTACGACCACCAATATTGACGTTCTGACGGGTCATCTTCAACTTGAACGGCGCACCCTTCCAAAGATCGGTTGGGTTGATGCGTGGTTCGGACTCAAGGTCAGGATTCATCATCTTAGTGATCTTATCCATGATCTTCTTACCAAACTTGAATAGAAACACCTTACCCTCGGCGTCCTTATTCTGTGGATCGGAGACCACATAGACATTAGCCACATAATGTAGACGACGCTTCTGGTCACGGGCCTGCTTTCGCTCCGGACCGTTATCATCAGTGGTGGAGTTCCAAAGTTTGGAGTTATACTCGGCAACAGGATCCTTTTCATCGAAAGTCGTTAGAGACTTTTCAATGTACCATTTACCTGTTGACTTGTTCTGGAATCCGTGATCCCAATAACGAACCCAAGGAAGGGCATCGTCGCCGTCAACGGCAGGACCAGGTAGGAATCGGATGACTGCTAGTGCATTACCTGACTTATCGGGTGTGGGTTTCCAATAGTTGTCAGTTTCATCACGATCAAAGTTCTTACCTCCGGGGTTATTGATCTTCTCTACTTCCTTTAGTAGATTGTCAAATTTACCAGAGTTCTTTTTTAGATTTGAAAAGTTCATTGTATGCTCCTTGTATGAACGTTGTATAGTCGTTGTATGTCACATTACCATAACAATATAAAGATTATAACAGGGGCCGAGGCCCCTGTCAAGTGATATTATAGGCCAAAAGCAACCTTTTCGATTTCTTTTCCACTTGTTCTGTGGACAACCTTATCCTTCACTATCTTAAAAGAAGGATGGTTGAGATAAAGATAGTTGATAATTTCTGCTGCCTTATCTGGGGTATTGTCCGCAATAATAAGAGCAGTAGCCTTTAGCATTTCTTCTTTAGTCATCGATTTCTCCTGATAAGAATACTACCTTTTATGGTAGTGTTCCTATTTAGCAACCCACATTATCAACGGACATGCCAGTAACAAAATGTTCGTTCAGGGAATAGGATAGACCACCAGTAGGAACACTGGCAACCGGAGGATCAGAAACATATCCACCGGCAGTCACAGGAGTTCCCATTACCGCACTTCCTCTTGGAATAGGACCAGTAGGCGTAGCACCACCGTAATATACTGGCGGAAAGTTCTGATAGTTCATTTCCTTCTTAGCAGCGGCATAACCATCAGCGAAACCTTCCCGATATGCCTTCTTCCATTCTTCATTATTCATCCATTCCACTCCATATCCGGATCGTTTAGATCCTCCCATTCCCATTTACCAATGGAATCTCTGTTTGTCTGTTCAACGGCCTGGCATTCAAACTTCCGTTCCTGCCAAGTCTTTTCGTTATGATACTTTCTAGGGTTACCACACATCCAACAAGAGCAATGAAAGGCGTTTACCTTGTGTAATCTGTGCTTGTTGTTATCGTTATAATAACCATGATTGAATGTCTTGGCAATATCCAACTGGTGTTCGATATGTCTATCTTTTTGTAGGAATCTCTTTTGTCGTTTCTCTTTGCTCATTCACTTTCCCTTTCAGTATGTCTTTCATCTTCACTTTATCATACTTTAGGAACGGTCTATACTTTCTGAGTTTGAGGGAGATAGGCGACCATAATGGATCGGTCACTCCCAAATGGTCATCGAATTTGGAAAAGTATGGTATAAAATCGGCGGTGATGACCATAGACTCTGGTGATATATAGCCACCGAGATAAAGACTAATGATATAAGGATACTCGCCTGTGCTAATAGTAAAAGGCTTTGTAATGCCATTACGGAATAACCGATCCAATTCATTGGTAAACGTATATGAAATGGACTGCCTTCGGCGCAAGTAGTCGAGGTATGTATCTCTCGAATCCTGGTCCAAAAGTTCTGTAACATAATGTCTATCTTTGAGAAAGTTGGCAATATAAAAGTCCTTTAGTTCTTCTGTCTTATACTCTCTGGCCAGTTTGTCAAAGAAGGCCTTATCATGTCTTTTCTGGTATGACTCCTTGTTTGCACGGAGTTTACCATGCATTTGAAAGAAGTCATACCTCTCATTAGTGAAATGGGTCCTAAGTGCTAAGAATAGCAGATAGGCCCCATAACCGGTAAAGTGGTTCATTTTGTTGGATTGATTTCCGCCGGTGTCGGTGCAATATAGGTATTCAGAATATTATCAGCCATTTCTTCTCTCAACTTCTGATATGCCTGAATGAGAAGATTATCATCTTTTTTCTCAATAGGTGTTTCAAGCACCCAACCACTATTCAGAAACTTGTTCTTACGATATATCTGATCTGGGTTATTAAGTTGCTTATTGTTCCACTTGAGAACCTTATTCTTGATACAGTCAAAGGTCTCACGGTTGATATAGAGTTTATCTTCCTCAGGAACATATGACACACGGCAATGCTTATAGTCAAAGTGTGCTAATAGTTCCTCACGGGTCTCATACTTGGTGAGAATATACTGTGCGTCTGTTTTAGCATTATTAATAACGTCAAGAATGTTTGTATTGTGCATATACGACATCATTTCAGATCGACGCCATTCACCCTTTTCGACCATACGGACTTGCGCCATCGCCGAAGCACTATGATATCCCTCGGTCAAGTGGTTATAAACATCAACATCATTATTCAATACAAAGATATCAATATCTTTGAAAGGTTTGTTTTGCATAACGCTTGTAAAGAAACCACCAGCAATTACCACGTTGCGAGTGATTCCATTCCATAGAAGGGAACGGGCGTTGATTTGAGATTTGATTGCTCTCTTGGATTCTTCAATAACACTGACTTCTTCATTATTAAACATCATATCACCATATTAGAGAGGGAGTTGGGAGGTATTTGTTTTCTTGAGGAAGTGGAGGTCTTCCGCTTCTAACTGGACTTTGGATTTGAGGACACCGGACACCAACTTGGCGGCCATTTCTACCTCGAATCCGTTTGCTTCGCAATACATAACGATTGCATCAATATACGGTATGTCTTTCATATAGACCATCTCCTCAATGGCCATGGAAAAGTTATTGATATCTTCGGCGTTCATTCTATATCCTTACCAATTTAAGATTAGTTCACTTGTTGTATTCTTTCTGAGGACACCTCTAGGAAAGAAGTCAAACACTAAACAATAAAGAGTTTCATTTGATTCATTGATATCTGCGGAATGATTGATATTGGACGGAAAAAATATTAGTTTATTTGTTTCGGGAATTACATCATATGCTTTGCAATTGAATAAGTTCCAATTATTGATCAATAATTCAATGGTAGGAGGAGGTTGTTCGGGTCTATGTAAGTTCAATTTACTACTACCATTCTTATCTACACTTAGATATAACAAACCTGTAAATATAGATTGAGCATGATAATGTGAACCAGCAAAATCACCGGGTTTCATTTTGATTGCCCAAGCCGTTTTTAGATCCATAACAAAATTAGGATCCGTCAAATCTAATCCTAGAACCTCTCGTGCATATATGTCTGCTACCTTTTTTATGTCATCAAAAAGGTCCATAAAGAAAGGATCATTGTGTATTTTCTTAGAAACTGAATACTCACAACATCCGTCATTAGTAGACTCGAAAGGAAGATTTCTAACATACTCTAGCACATTAGACCCTACATTGTCAAGAGTTGTTTCTAAGATAGGTGTTGAAAATATGCCCGTGACTTGCATGGAATATTACACAAACATTCCAAAGATGCCAGAGAGGATAGAGATTGTGATAGCAGAGGCGATAGTGATTTCGATTACTCCTGTAGCCCAGTATCCTAGAATAGCACCAAGAAACAAACCTGCAAAGGCACAGATATAGACATTGGTGGATAGTGCGAAGTTAAACTCACGCATACCAGTGTATTTGTCTTTCTCACTCATAATATAATCCTTTAATGATAAGCGGGCCCG